AATCACCAGATATTATCGTATTTTGTGGTGTGCCAAACTCGTTTCCCCTACTAATAAACCCACCACTATTTGATGACATCCCTGTAGGCCTATTAGCTAACAATGCAGACATAGCAGAACCAAGAGCCACAAGGGCAGCACCACCCGCAATCATTAATGCAGGATTGCCTGATTTTAAAGCAATAAGCCCTACCCCTGTAGAAATAAGTAATGCCCCAAATTGTTGAGCAAATCTACCAAGTGATTGTAAAAATGCCCTCCCAAAATCTTTAGCCCCTGTAACAGCCGCCTCACCAAATGCATTAGCAATATCTGTAATACCACCAGCAACAAGGCTAGACATTTCAATTGATTTATCAGCTATTCTTGTAAATGTATCCGCTATTTCAGGTTCTAAATCTTCAATTATAATTGAAGTATCAAGAAGGTTACCATTAACATCAAGTATAGCACCACTTATACGATTTAATTGTAGTTCAACTGAATCAGCTAATTGTTTAGGATCAAATCCTATAATATTAGCGTCCGTAGTAGTCGCTGCGTTGGCTATTGTTTTTTGACTTGCCGATGATGTGGATTTACCAAGACTAAACAAATCACCTTTAATTGCCTGTAGGCTAGCTATTTCATCTCTTAATGCCCTTATCTTTAAAGTAGTCCTATCAAAAGCTTCACCAGATTTAACGCCTGAAGCCTCAAGACCTTTTATAAAATCCTCGTTATCTTTTAATTCTTGATTAGCTTCATTTATAGCCTGTACAACATCAACAGCAAAAGCATTTTGTAGATTTTTTGCATTCTCAGATACTGCTTTATTGGTGCTGCTAAATTGTGATTCAATTTCCTTTAGCCTTTTCTGAAATCTTTCTAATCCTGGGTTTAAATCAATCGGTGATAAAAACTCATTAAGCTTAACTATTAATTTATCAAAAGCAGTTACTAAACCGGGTATAGGGCCACTTGATAACGAAAATATATTTTTACCTAACTCTTGTATATTACCGGTTAAGGTAGAAAGTTTACCGCCTACTGTTTGGCTTTGTTTCTCCATTAAATTGAAAAACAAACCACCTTCTGAGGTAGCATTTTTAAAAGCTTGTTCAACACGGTCAAAGGTTATTAACCCTTTCTCCATGTCTTTCTTTAAATCTCCTACACTTCTTCCAGTATCTTTTGAAATCTGCTGTAATGGGTTAAACCCTGCATTGATTAACTGCAAAAGGTCTTGACCCATTAAACGGCCTGTCGATCTTATTTGACCGAAAATAATTGCTAACTCAGTAAGGTCTTTCCCTGTTCCTGATGAAACATCACCTAAAAATTTAAGTGTTGGGAGAACCTTATTAGCCTCTACACCAAAAGATAATAAAGCTTTTGCCGCGTTATTTACTTGATCTGGACTAAATGGTGTAGCTATTGAAAACTCATTTAATTCTTTTAGTAATTGCTTACCTTTTGCGGCACTGCCTAAAAAAGTATTAAAAGCTATTGTTGTTTGTTCTTGTTTTACACCAAGATCAAAAATAGACTTAGCAAGTACCCCTACACTAAAAGTTAGCCCAGCAGCACCTAATAGTTTACCAAATTGAGATAATACTGTATTTGTTTTAGCTGATTCCTTTGCTACATTGCTTAAAGCATTTGACGTTTTTGCCATCTGCTTATTAAACTCAGCCGTATTCGCTGAGATTTGAACCGCCATTTTTGCTAAGATATTAGCCATTCTTTTTCTTCTTTAGGTACTTTCCGAAATAAGCTTCTACTTCCTCTGGCGTCACTCTTTTGTTCTTATCTTCTATTTCTGCCTTATCAAAACTTAACTTTATAAAGTCTTTGCCTTGATATGGAACTGGTTTCTGTTTGCTGTTTCTGTTAACGTTGGCTATCAACGCCATCAACTCCCTAACAAAAACAGCATCATTTTCCCACTTTGCCTTCAAATGTTCATTCCTTCGCTTAACCTTGTAAACTTCAAGGCTCCATTCGTAGAAACTTAACCCAAAGAACTCATCAACGGTAAGCCCACATTCCGCATACGCAAAAGCGAGCATTTCTTCTATCTCTAAGACTGCCCCACCGCTGTCGGGGCTGTCACGTTTGGGTCATCGTACTGAGCAAAGGCAACTTTAACAGCCTCTTCGTTCTGTTCCATACTCATGTTATCAATCCAGTTTGCAACCTCTTCAAAAGTTGGTTCTTCTGTGATCTTAAACAATTTGCAATACTGAACAGCTGCCGAATAATACAGGTTTAGGTTAGTCTGCAAATCAGCAGAAGCTAACCTTGCCTGTACCTCAGATAACTTTGCGCCCTCTAACTTGCAAAGCATAGCCATGCAAGCCATCCCAAATTTAAAACCCCTCTTCTCTCCTAAAATTTCAATTTCAACGACTCCTTTATATTTATTCGTCATATATTAGGTTTCTGAGTAAGTCCATGAACCAGTGATTGAGAAGGTACCGCTAAAAGTACTTGCCGCATTCAAAGGTGCAGTCCATTCAAGTTGATTTAAATAAGCCTGTGCGAAAATAGTTAAGTTTGTATTATCGCCCATCTTAATGTTTACCTCTGTACCGTCCTTATGAACTCCAACAAGGTCACCGAAATTGTAAGAAGATGAAGGGTTAAAATTTCCTTCAAAAGAAATCGAAGCCGTGTTACCTCCAGGTAATACCGCCCGCGCTCCATCGTTATCCTTACAAGTCACTTCTATTTCCTCGTTCTGTGAGGAAAAGGTTGCATTGGTAAGGCATCCGATCAACGTATCCCCCACATACACCCCAATGTCATTACCGTTTAATACCATTTTATTTAAGTTGTTTTAATTGAATTTTAGTTTTACTCTTTGGTGGATAGTCACCGTTATATTCCCTCGCTATCTTGTTTTCTAAAAGGAAGTTTCTTAATGCGTTATCAGGCTGTAAAATTGTGCCTACAGGATATTTTTCAGTCCTGTATGGATGTTGCCAGCTTTTACTTAAAATAATTCTCTTCATCATTGCCCTGAACAATCAAAAGTTGAAATCTTAGCGTATAAACTATGCTCTTTTACATATTCATCAGTTTCATTTGTGAAATTTGCAAATGAGAACGTTACACCGTTAACCGTTGCTGCTGCTTGCCCTTCTATTGCGCTTATAATAGCATCATTTAAAGTTGTTACACCATCATAAGTAGTATGATAGCAAACAGTTTGAACGCTATACATATAATCACATCCTTTGCCCTGTAAAGCCTTACCCACCAACCGAACAGCGATATAAGGCGCAACTTCAGACTCAGGAACAACCACCGGGAACACTTTGTAATCAGTTGTAACCCCGCCTACACGATTGCCGACTAAGCCCTGCACCGTTGCGTCATTCTCTAATATGTAAGTAATGGCTTTAACCATTTTTAATAGTTCTTTTTATAAAGGCGTTCAACTTTTTACCTATACTGTCTGCTATCCGTGATTCAATCAAAAACTTTGACATATTAAAAGACGGCTCCATAAAAGGCTGTGGCGTTGTTGTTGTTCCGTCTCTGTTTGTCTTACCGTATTCGATCAAATGCCCGTGATAACCTTTATTTGCTCCTCCTCTTCGTGGGCCGTACTGCACTAAACCTATCTCATCTGTGCGCTTCATGTTTATACGCTCTATACCGATTGAGTTTTTAAGGTTTGAAGTCTTACCAACTGGCACAATCATCTTAGCAGCCTCAACCCCTACTTTAGCAGCATCCGCATGAGCTGTTTTCAATACACGGTCTTGCAACTGTGCCGGCATACCTTTGATGACGTCATCAATCTCTTTTAATCCCGTTACTGAAATCTTTACACTCATGTGAAATAAACGTTATCCAATAAAGTAGTATTCAATCTCGTATATCTTTCTCTTGGTCGGTCTGAAACCTCTGCTATGTTTATAATCTCATATACAAACGTGTCATAGACTAACCTCATTCTGACATTCAAGTCAGTTCTATATCTTATATTCCAGTCTGTTTGCTGTGCGAACGTTACGCGGTCACTTTGCACAAACGTGGAACCACTTCTTTCCATTTTATTAGCCCAAACGGTATCGTTAGTGTCTATAACTTCCCATCCGGTTATTTTAATCTCATTGCTAGTACCCGTTTCGGTTATAGGCTGAATGAATGTTACTCTTCTGTCTAGTCTTCCGATCATCAGTATACTATGCTTTGTTCAACTACATAACTCCCCATAAGTGCATCGGCACCAAATGGCAATTCAAACATTTCTTCTCCTACCTGCTCCCTATGTTCATACAAATGCCCTAAAATCAAATACAAAGCTTGCTTTAAAGGCTTTGGTACGTTTGAACCGCTTGCCCCATAGCCAGCACTGTATATAATTTCAACAGCATTAATCTTGTCGTATGTTGCAGGCCAATAATCAGTAACGAATATTCTAGGTATCTTACTGTAAGCGTCCACCTGGTAAAGTGATGCACTCATTGTTTGTTCTACGTTGCTCTCATCGTAGTACTTCACAGATGTAACCGAAATAAGCGGGCCATACGGCAATAATATTGTAGCATTACGCGGGAAGTAGTCTAATTTTATTGTCCTTGACTGGGTTATTAAACTCAATCCTGTTCTTTGTTCTACTATCTCACGGGCTGCCTGAATTAAAATAGTAATAAGAGAATCCTCATCGCTGTGGTCTACTCTTAAATGTGTTTTTGCCTCCTGTAATGTAACAGGCTCAACGCTTGGCTCAGTTGTTACTTTACTATAAATTATAGGCATCTATTTTAATTTTTATCTGAATAATATATTAAGCACCCACGCAATGACCGCCCCTATTACAGTGCTGACCGTTGCAACTCCCTTCCAGTTTCCTTTACTTTCTGATCTCCAGAGTTCTAAATCCTGCACATGATCTTCAACCCTCGTTACCCTTCCATTTGTTTTAGTTGTTTGCTCCAAAATAGCATCCAACCGATCGGTTAAAGCCTTCTGCCTTTCATCGATACGGGCTAAAAGTTCTTCGTTGCTCATGCGTATTCAATTTGCCTGTGATTCCTTTTAATCATTGCGAAAATTGCGCTCTGTTCTTCCTGACTCAATCCTTCCAATGCTTTGTTAAGTTTATAGGTTGTTCCAAGCTTTGGGTTATAAGGCCATATATTATCAGCCCCCTTTATGTCAATGCTCAAAGGCTTATCTGTGGGTACACCCTTATGATCGAAGCCCTGAGTCATTAAAAAGAAATCTGAATTATTATCCATGCCTTTATTTATTTCATCTTTCCAAAGTCTGTATCTTGGTTTACCTAAAATCTTAACCCTGCCTAACTTTTCTAACTCCTCTGCCTGTGCTACTAAAAAATGTCCTATTTTGCCTTCTGCCGTTGTTCTCCCAGGTGCCATGATGTGGGTTAACGCTAAACATTCAACCACGTAGCAACACTTTTCGAAAATCTTTCGGCTTATACACCTGCCAAGACCATAAATAGTATCACTTTGTAACCTTCTGCACTCCCCATTTTCAGAGTTAATGATGATAGCGTCCTTTGTTCCAAACATTTCGTATTTACCGAAATAACCTGAATACAATTCCAGCATTTCATCTTTGATTAAGTCATCAGAACCGATTTCAATCAAGTAATCCCATTCTAATTTCATGGCTTCACCTAAACCATGATTTTTTTTCTCTCCTAACGGTTCATTTTTGTAGAAAGTCCACCGAATATTATACTTTTCACAAAGTCCTATCATCGATTCCTCGGATATTACAGCTAAAGTTTCAATGGGGAACCGGCTGTTTTTACGCAGCCGATTTAACCCCATGAAACATATTTCTGTTATCTCCGGCCTTCTCCAAACCGCTAAGAAAACAAGTAACCTCATTA